CTTTCCATTACCCATCCGTAGGGTTCAAAAATAAATAAGAATGCAAACATCAATCCTAAAGAAGAAACTAAAATCCAATCGTTATAAATCTCCATCATTATAATTTTTCACTTAAATAATCGTCTTTAATATACCGTTTTAACTTGGTAACAGCTTTACCATCCTCTATAAATGTGAGGTATCCTTTTATATTTTGACCATACACATCACTGTGGTTAAGTGAAACTATCTTATTGGTCATTGTTGAGTATATAATACTAATAATAAGATTTGCAGCAGATTTTCCGCTTTGATAATAATGCAGGAATTTTTCGCAAGTGCGCATTACGGCAGAATCTATTAATGCTTGCTTTAATTCATTATTTCCATCGGTTACAAAAGCTGAACCAGAAATCTCAATAGCACGCTGTAGAATAAACGTACCAAGTTCTTCTGTTAGATATCCTTGTTCTACAGATTTAAATGCTTCCTCCTCAATTAGAGCCTTGTCGTATCTCGGCATATTCTTCCTCTACTTTATTTAGTATGGTAACAATGATAGCAAGATAGTCAGAAAGCTCATCTGGTCTTATGCCAAGCTCAAATCCCAATCTAACCAATGTGACTGGCTCACCGAAGTATACCAACTCGTCAATGACTTTGTATATATCAAGTATGAGATTTGCTTCTGCATCTGTTAAATCTTCGTAATGTTCTTCAAACAACATATTAGTATGACGAGCGCAACCTATCAGCTTTTTCTGGGTCAAGCTCTGCTATTAGTTCAATATATTCCCTTTCTTTTCTGTAGGCATATTGAATCTCCTCTACTGTGGAGTCTATACCTATATTAGTAAACAGACTTGCCATCTCGTAGAGGTACAGGTCAATTCTGTTTCTAATTAATTTACAAGTCTGGTAGTTCTTCTGATTAATCATAACATCTTAATTTTACGATGAATGTGTCTTTCGGAAGGTCTTTGTCAATCTTGATGTTAAGCCTTTTGTAGTATTTGTTACCATCGTCTTTAACCATACCCATACTAACGAGAGTATCCGAGAGAAATTTAGAAACGAGAATAACATTATCAACATCGTGCCGAGAATTGTAGCTAATATGAATTTCATAGCTTTCAAAAGTGAAGTAGTCAAACTTCTCAATCTCTTCCTTACATTTTTTAGAATACTCATCTTTATGTTTTTTACGAATAGCCCAATGCTTACCCGCGTAATAAGCGTTAAGACTTGGGGGTTTAGGTAAGTTAAGGTCTATCTCAATACTTGATTTCATAGTCTACTATATCAATTACATCAGAGAGTTTTATGTAAGTAAATACATCTTGCCTATTATAGCGGCCTATCCACTTATACAAACCTTCTTCTATAGGAATCCTATTTTTCCTTAACGGTTCTGTATACTTCTCACAAAGGTTTATCACCTTATTTCGTAGTACATTTTTATTGAAAACTAAAAACCTTTCTGGAAATTGAAAGGCTATATACTCTGCTTGAGAGTCTTTTGAACACCAACCTGCACCTCCGTACACGTTAATCATTTCTATAAGTAGATAACCAAGTTTCTGGGTTTTCTTGAGTCCTTTTACATCTACTTTTTTACCCTCCCAGTGGAAGTCAATATGCTTTTTATCTTCAGCGGCTTCTGATTTTATTGCCGATGTTATCTCCTTGAACAAGGCTTCGCCATCAAGACCAATCTTTAGCGAGTGTTGTAATCTGTTTTTATTTAGCTTTAAGCTTTTATCAAGGTAGTTTTCTAAACTCATTATTGTTATGTATGGCAATCTTTAGTAGGATAAGATATCCTATTAAGTCTTGCACGGTATCTTCGGTGGCATCGGTAATGCCCCTTGATTTGATACGCATAAGCTTATCGTCTATACGAGCGCATAGGCTATCCACAGCGTTTCCCTTTGAGAAGATACCTACGGGGTAAAGGGCTGAATCCCCGTAGGCAGCATTCTTCTCAAGGAGCAGGTCTGTTACCTCCTGCGATGTCTTTATAATTAAGTCTTTTGTACTAATCATTTAATACTAATATAGTTAATTATTTCGTAAGTTCTACCTCAAACTTATAAATTTTTTGTACACCCTTTGTTTCAATGACCATTCTACCGTTGGAAGGGTTGAGAAATATATAGTTCTCGGAATTACCAGTGTAGTCCGTTACATCTACCTTGAACTCTTTGCCATTGATTAGCATCTTGTTCCATTCTAAAACTTCAACCTCCTTTGCGGAGGCTATGTTAAACTTTAGGTAGGCACGAATCATCTCGCACCAACTCTTTCTATATGCTTCTGACCAACTTTTCAAAATTCTAATTCCTCTTGTGAAGGTGTAGGCAATGCTACTTCTTCTGGTTCGTAATCGGGGTTCTGATAAGCGTACACAGGATTGCCCTGCTTATCAACCTCATAGTATCTATTCTTAACCTTGTCGTAGTACATTGTTATCTTTCCTAACCTACCTACGATTTTAGGTTTAGCCTTAACAACTGTAATCTCAACTTGATTAGGTTCATAAGGTACGCCATCTAAATCCTCTAATCCAAATGGACATCGCCATATATTTATAACCATCATACCCTTACGGCTCCATTGCATACCACCTGCTATATCATTCATAGTAGGTTTATCTATATATGCTATACCACTACGATATTTAGGTTGTTGGTGTTTAGTATGTACGGTAAGTAGTGTGTGATAATTGTTATCGGCACTATGCTTTCTGACTTTTGTAAGCACTTGACCAATAGCAATGTCATCACGAACACCTACGCTTATATCTGTTTTAATCTCTGTAAACGGGTCTATGAGACAGCCCTGTATCTTAACCCCAAAATCTTCTTCTATATTCGTTACACAATTATAGAAACCTTCTACGGTAAGGTCTTGCAGACCACTATCTATAATATAGAAGTGTTCATTTATAAAATCAATAGCCCTTTGGCTCTCTTCATCTGTAGCCATAACCTTATCATTAACAAGGAACGGCTTACGCAGGTACACCCATAGGAACTCTGCGAATACCTCTGTTGGTGAACCTGTTTCGGGGGAGTATACAGCCCACTTCCAACCAGAGTATTGGGATAGGTTCATCATCATTTCAAATGCAAACTGCGACTTCCCTTGATGCGCCCCTGCATATATATAAGTGGTACTACCCAACTTCATTGAATACTTATCAAACAGAGAACTAAACCCTGTCCAAGCACCTTTTGTTACTCCGTTCTCGCGGAGTTCTGTTAGAGAATCTTTTAACTCTTCAGCCCTATAGATAAAATCTCTCGTTGTCATTCGCCAAATTCTTTAATGTAATCTTCTTCTTTATGTGAAAAGCTATTGCTTATTTCCTTACGATAGAACTCCTCTATGATATGAAAATCGTAAACGCTTTTACCTGTCGCTCCTACAAACGACATCATCTTTGCTATCATTATAGGATTTCTGTTTATGTGGTCTATTGACTTTGCTCTGGTTACAAACTGAAAGGGTCTGTCCTTTGTACCGAAGTACATATTTGTGTACCCGTTTCCACGCTTCTTTTTCCAAGTAAGCCTAATCCCTAAATCATAGATTACTTGGCCATCGCTTTCTTCATTATTCTGCATCTCCTATATTATTTAATGTCCCACAATCACATATATGCAACTGATTGAATCCGATTACTATTGGTATCTGTTTATTACATCCACCACAAAAGTATTTATCGCTCATATTATTAATGGTTTTAGTTTAGTGTTCTCAATCTCATACAATGGTGCTTTATTTATAAAGTAGCTACCATCGTCTCTGTATCTCTTTTCTCCTTTCTCATAAAAAGCAGACTCTGCAAGTAGTGTTTCTTTATCGGTATAACCGCATATCCAAAAGGTATTTGTGGACTTATTTATACTGCAAAATATATATAGTTCACAGTCAAAATCCTTTTGATAACCAACGAAGTTGTTGACGTAGTGGGGTTTAGGGTCAACACGTCTGCCCATTGTCTTTACATCCGCTTTACGCCCCATAAAGATGAGGTCGTGTCCGCCATCAAATCCATCTTCAAACTTTGGCGGCAAGTCATTTAGGATACGAAACATATTCTCTCCTAACAAACCTACAAACTGCTCTGCTTTAGAGCCGTTAGCATCAAATCGGTGTCCCATAGAATGGTCTTGTAGCCAATCCCAAGTCTTTTCTTTTAGTGATTTAGGTATATCGTAGGATGTCATTACATCTTTATTAATCTCAACCTTCTTTGATACTTACGGATAAGTAAGGCGGAGTTGGTTAATTGATTCTGTAAGTCATCTTTCCATCCAAACCTACTGGCGTGAAGGGAGAGGTTTACATTGTCCAACATAAGCATCTCCAAGTATTTCTCAACCTCGCGTATGTGGCGTCTCTTTCTGTTGTAGGACTTAATCATACTCAATACCATACTCTGTTAAATCTCTTTCGCAAAGCTGAACTATGCGGTTGTACAATTCTGATTTGCCCTTTGTCTTTTTAGCATTGGCTATTGCGTAACTGCGAATATCGCTAATTACCCTTTTGCTTCCGCTTGTTCTCTTTGACTTGTAGTTTGTTTTCATAATTTATTATCCTTTCTCAATTTATAAATTAGGTAGCCGTTCCAAGCTAACACAAGTAAACAGGCTACAATATCCTCAAGTGTCATCCCTCTTTGGTGTTAAGGGTTTTGAGCCGATTTGCGGCTCACCCATCTTGAATACATCTTGGCTGCCCAAGCCTTTCTCTGTGTACTGTTTGGGTACACCTTTCTTAACCTCGCATTTGCTATGCGAAGGAACTGATTCATCTTATTCATAGTAATTGATTTTGGAGGGGAGGGGGGAATTGAACCCCCCTATTAACCTACTCCGCAGTAAAGCTATTTCCTTTTCCCCTTTAACGTTTTAGAACAAGTCGTCATCTTGTGCATTAGTTGCAGCGGCTCCTTTGAAATCCATCGTAGGAATCTCTGCATAAAAACCACCGTCTTTTTTAGACTTGAGGTCAATGTTTACCCAACCTCTATCATTGAGGTTAGCCTTTAGTGTTTCAAGGTCTGAAGCTTTCAGCCCAAGATTGATAATCTGTCCGTACTTCGTGGTCTTTACACGCGTACTTCCTACAAATTTCTTTTCAGTCATCTTAATAGATATTTAGTTAATAAAAAGAATTATTCTACGACCAGTTTGGAGAGGTGGTCTACTCTTTGTTTCATTCTACTTATCTCAATTTCCACATCTGATAGACGTTGTTCAACGCCATTGTCGCTGCTGTGGACTTGCTCTATCGCATTTGTCAAACGATTGTACATACCCTCATAGTCTGGATTTTTCTGAAGGTACTCGTTATGGTTTGTAGTGCAGTAGTTAGCTGCCATCTCTGCTGTAATCTTCAATACACTTGCGATGTTCTTCATCGTGTAATGTGAATCACGAAGGACTCTTGCTATCAACGCTCTGGTTCTCACTACTATAGGAAACCTGCGGCCAGTGTAGAAATGCTCTTTATCTACTCCTGTTACGTCAACTGCATTGAGTACCACCATCTTTTCAAAGTGGTTACAGTTCTCCAACCATTGCGCTGTAAGGTCTGAATTGCTCATTTAAAAATCTTTTTTCGTAAACATTAATACTTGTATTCAACTCTACTTCTCCCCAGTGTAGGAAGTCATCAGAGGCTTTAAATATACCCACCTCATATGGGAATACCTTTTCCACTACGAGGAAATAGAAATCGTCCATTCCAAAGATAGTCTTGTAGAGATAGGCTTGTTGATTGTACAACATAAATCTCGCTGACTTCTTAAAATCCTCAAGTGATTTAGCGGTGGTCTTTAGGTCTACGATATAGTTCTTCTCGCCATCAAACACTATTGCATCAGCTTTACCTTTTACTGCAATCTCGTTTCCGCTTTCCGTTACAAATGTTTTTATACCTGCAACTTCGGGCTTGGCTTCTATGCCCATAATATCGTTTACCTCTGGAACTTTAAGCAGCTTATCGTACATACCATAGACTAAATCATAATCCTTTTCGGGTAGCACAAGTTTGCCTTCGTGTTCCATCTTAAACTCTTTATAGGCGTTGCCTCTACGAGTTCCTTCCCATCGTACAGCTACTTCTTTATCCTCAAGGAATAGAGCGTGTAGTGCAGTACCTACATCAAAGAATGAGGTAGAAGGGTAGCTCCACTTACCTTGCTTCCAAAGGTGAAACTTTGTAGGTGATTGACGAAGGAGTTTGAAGGCACTATTGGACATATAAGATTTGTCCGAGTAGTAGGCTTCATCGTCCTTGAATCTTTCTAAATCAGTCATTACGCAAGAATCTCATTACGCTGTGCTGCTGTTAGCTCGTACTTATCCAGTGCTTTAACTACTGCATCTTTCTTACCATCTTTGACAGCCTTAACCATCTTTGATTTGATTTCATCAGTAAGTTCTAATAGACTCACTTTAGCAGTTGCCTTAACCGAAGCTTTAGGTTTACTTCCTTGTTTTGAGATAGCCATTGAAACCTCGTTTGAACTCGCAATAGAAGTATCAATACCAATACCAAGATTAGCCAATGCACGGCCCCAAGCACTTGTCTCACAGTTTTCCACATAGCTTGTTTTGTTTATGTAGCTACTGGACTTATCCTCTTGAGCAAAACCTGTGGCTAATATATCTCCTTTATCGTTGAGTACAGAAGCCTTGATTACACAAGAAGCCTCATCTAAATGATATACATCAGAGGTGAGTGACCACCCCTCGTATTGTCCGCTTTCACGGAAGTATTTGATTCTTTGATTGACCTCAACATATTCTTTTCCTTTGATGTTGGTGGTCTTAAACTGATAACGACTCATATATAAACTTTAATTAGTTACTAAAATTGTTTGAAGGGGGAGCAGTGCGAAGCACTTACAAACCAAAACCAATAGAAAAACTCCCCCTCCTGCTTAAACAATGTAAACAAAAGTACAACTTTGTCTATTCAAATATAGATAAAAATATGTAATAACTACCACGCAATACCAGAAATTTTTGTTTTTAATGCAGAAATCTCACTATTAACTTGCTTTGACTGCTTCTTTAGGGATTCATTCTCAAGGGCTAATCGGTTGTTTGTGTTTATCAGCTCTCTGTTCTGACTTGCCAATTTCATAAGGCGTTCCCGTACAGCCTTGTTACGCTCCATAAACTCATCGTAGGTATGTTCCTCCAGTAAGCTGTAAGGTAGCATCGTCTTGGCTACGATATTATCTATTTGGTAGTAAACAGCTTTGTAGTCTCTATCAAATTTGTAATTCATCTCGTGCTGCTTACAAGCGTGGATTACCGTGGCGTGGTCTTTACCTAATACCGTTCCGATAGCATCAAGAGACATCGTAGAGTATTTACGCATCGCTACTAAAAAGCTATGTCGGTGTATGACATACTCACGCTTTCTTGACTTCAATGGTATCTCTTTATGCTTTGTGATTTTAGCCCACACATCTGCGGCTAACTTCTTTTGCGATAGGTCTAAAAAATCTTTCTCTTTCATAGTATACTTCTGTATAAATACCCTTATATCAGTAGGGTATATTAGTATTCTTCTATTATATTTCTAATATAGAATATATCTTTAAGATATATTCTTATATATTACTATTATATTACTTCTAATAGATATATATTACTAATATAAGTAATATATTACTACGGGTGTTTAGGTAATTAAATTCCCAGTGGGTAATCATCTTCATTATCTGGGGTAACTATATCCCAAGAGATTTCATTTAAGGTATCTGCGGAGGCGTTTAAGCCACCTTCTACCCACTTGTAGTATTGGTAGTCATCATCAACGAATAAGCCTCTTAAATCCGTTGTATCATAAATCACTCTCATAACGCTGTAATATGTTTGTTAATCTTTCTACTTCTTTTTTATAGTCCTCACGCTGTGCGATAACCATTCTGTGTTTCTCTCTCGCTTTGTCTATCTTCCCCAATAATTCAGAGATTTCCCGTACACGGCTTTCATAAGCGTAATAGAACCTATCTAATGAACCAATCAACTTGGCTACCTCTCTGCTGTCCTCCAAGAGTTTAGCTATCTCAATAAACTCGTTAATGATATAGCCCAACTCTTTAAGGTCGTTAGCAAATAATAATCTGTGTAGGTTGTCTGACATCTATCCTACTTCGTCAAAATCGTCCCAAGAATCTGTAACCTCAAAGTGGTTTAGTTCACTATGAACAATATCATAATCTCCGTTGTAGAATGCGTCCATTGCTGAATCGTATAAATCACTTACATCTCCACCAGTAGTAGTGAAGTTTACTTGCACCCTTAATATCAATTGCCCTTCTACTTCACTGACAATAACTGGGTAATAATCTCTATCGCTCATCTTAAATCAATTTTCTAATTAAACCAAAAGCTTTAAGCTGCTTAACAGAGTCTGGAATTATCTGCATATAACGCTTACGGTTGATATCATAGATAGTCCAATTTTCTACCTTGTTGCAGTTCACTCCTCCTTTAACGTGCTTGGCTACACCAAACCTCCCATTAAACTTACTCACGCTTCCATCTTTCTTTGTGAACTCACCACCGAAGATTACTCCTGTGGATTTTAATTCACTCACAATACGCGATAATGATTCTTTGTCTGTTAGGACAACGGTGTTGTCTCCTTCTTGATAGATTGAATTGCTCATTTTATAATTCTTTAGCATTATTAATTCCTTCCCATATACTCTCCCACGCACCCTCGTAAGCTGTAAAGGTCTTTAAGACCTCGTTGGTACTTCCGTGATACACGGTGATGGTTGCACCTCTTAAATCAATTCTAATTGATGCTGCGCCTTTCTCTTTAGTTCTCATATCATTTTGG